TGTCTCCTAGTTTTCATCTCTCCTGCCGACACAGGGGTTTGAAGGTCCGGCCTACCTACGGGGGGTAAATTGTCACTTCGGACAAACAGGCGCATCATGGCTCAGATGCGAAACCCGCGCGTGCGCGCCAACCAGTGGTACGCAGATTATGGTCAGTTTCCCCGTGTCGTTGGGGCTGATCATCGCGCGGAAGATGGGGCACTAGTTGTCCCTAATGTGCGTCCCGGAGTCGACCCGCCGGTCGTTTTCAACGTCGTGCCGCCGCGCGAGGGGTTCTGGGACAAGTTCGGCCGTACTTTTAAACAGGCCGTCATGCGCTGCTTCTGCTTTGGTGAGGAAGTAGCGCTCTGGGAGCGTCAGCGTGCGTTCGACCGTTATGTTGCGGAAGAACGCGTGACGACGCTCAAGGTGCATAACAATACGGCTACCGAATCCGTTGTAGACCAGCTTCACTTGGTCAACTCGGAGGAGGTTCATCATGTGCCACGCTTTGTGGGGCACGTTGTCGACGCGCTGCGCATCAAGCTCGGAATGGGAGCTGCTGATCGGAGTGTGCCAGGCAACGTTGCCTTGGTCCGTGCGGAGGCCGCGCGTATGATGCGTGACTGGAATGTCAGGCATCGTGACGCTGCGGCTCATCTGGTGCTCATAGAACGTGCCTTCTTCACAGAGAACGTTCATGAGCGACCAACCACTTGGCGTGTTGCTAGCAGGAAAGCCAGTCGGTTATTGCGTTTCCTATTGGACCGCGGCGATGAGGGGCCGCGGTTCGATTACTAGGGACGCCCAATCCGACATCTGGGAACCGACACCCAACACAGTGTTCCGGAGTCAGACATGTTCTGGCGCCGCGCCGCTGCTAGAGGGCGTCGGCCTACGCGTTCCCGCCACGAACTCGTCGTGGTGAGGAATGGGCAGCCATGCAAGCAACGTATTTACCATGTCGTATCGCGCATGGGGGACAACCACGAGTTGGGTGTCTTTAACAACAATGTGTCCGCGGTGGAAAGGGCCATGGTTGAGCGATACTTTTTATGCAAGGTTGGGGAGGAGTACCACCCCGCGGTCCCCACTACGCGTGGGGAATGGGACACCGGGACGCTTCGTGCGTTCCGGGCGGAGTGTGTCTCGTACGTTTCGGCTCGAGCCACCACGGTTTCGCTGCGTCAAGTGGTGAACATGTACCGTGGTGCCAAGAGACGGGTCTACGAGAATGCGCTCCGCAGTCTATACCGCACCCCCCTCAACCGCAAGGACGCGCACTTGCGTCCTTTCACCAAATTCGAGAAGCAGTCGCTGGATAAGGCTCCCCGCATCATTAATCCTCGGTCGCCACGGTTTAACCTCACGTTGGGTAAATACCTAAAAGGTGCTGAGAAGTACTTTTATGAAGCGATCAACAGGTGTTGGGGGGCGCACACCAGTCATACAGTCATCAAGGGGCTTGACAGCTTTGCTGCCGCACGAGTCATGCGGAGCAAGTGGTGCCGTTTTGCCCGCCCTGTGGGACTTGGCTTGGACGCAACGAAATTCGACATGCACGTCAGTGTGTGGGCGTTGCTGTATGAGCACGGGTTCTACAATGGCACATTCAATAGTGCCGAGCTGGAGAGGCTACTGTCGTGGCAGCGGAACAATGTCGGAACCGCATACTGCCCTGACGGTACCGTCCACTTCATGATGCCTGGCACCAGAAGCAGCGGTGATTTGAACACGTCGTTGGGCAATTGCCTGATCATGTGCGCGTTGCTGTACGATCTGTGCCAGTCGCTTGGAGTGGATGCTGAACTCGCCAACAATGGGGATGACTGTGTGTTGATCTTTGAAGAGTCTGATCTCGCGGCTGTCGTGGCCGCGATCCCCGATTATTTCAGGCGTAAGGGGTTTAGGATGACTGTGGAGGCGCCCGTGTACACATTCGAGGAGCTTGAGTTTTGCCAGGCTAGGCCTGTTGAGCTCGCCACCGGGTGGTGCATGGTTCGCAACGTCCGCACTTGTCTTAAGAAGGACCCGATGTGCTTGATACCCCTGCCCAACGAAAAGGTCTTTCGTAAGTGGCTTGGGGCTGTCGGGGAGTGTGGGGTTGCCTCGGTGCCGGGCAGCCCGGTGCTGCAGTCGTTCTACAACGCATTTTATCGGAATGGCGTACAGGCGACGGCTAAGTTCAAGAACCATCTGTTCCGCAACACAGGTGTGCTTGAGCGTATGGCAGCGCCGCGGGATGGCACTGTGACAGACAATGCTCGTGCGTCGTTTTATCGAGCCTTTGGCATCACTCCTGATTATCAGATTGCTCTCGAGCATTATTTTGATCGGTTTGTGATTGCCGGGCTTGGAGATGGCCCACGCATTGGACGTGTCGAAAACAGTCCGCCCGCCTTTCTGCGGCACCTGTAATGAACAGACAATTCAGGACAACACATCATGCCGGTGAAAGTACTGGCCAAGAAGAAGAAGAAGAGCTCGCGCACACGTGCCGCTGCGCGGGCTATGGGTTCTGCCGAGCCCAGCGCTATCGGCAAGTTGTTGAGACAAATGGGCACTTTGGGAGGTGGCGCGCTGGGCGCCTACGCCGGCATGCCTGCCGCCGGCTCGGCGGCGGGCAACTCACTTGGGGCAGCGATATCGAAGTGGCTCGGCTACGGCGACTATACGGTGGGTACGAATTCCGTTGTGTCGCGAGCGAGCACTGGCATCCCTATGATGCACAAGGACGGCCAGACTGTTACTGTGCGCCACCGGGAGTTCATTGCCACTATCCCCTCAAGCATTGATTTTACCGTGCAAAAGAGCTTCCAGCTCAACCCTGGGAACCAGAACACGTTTCCATGGTTGTCCACCATCGCCAATTCGTTTCAGGAGTACCGCTTTAAGGGGGTCGTGTTTCACTACATACCCACTAGCGGCCATGCCATTTCAGGCACCAGCCCGTCACTTGGCTCTGTCATGATGCAGACGTCATATCGGGCTAATGATTCACCGCCCAGTACCAAGGCCGAGTTGCTTAACGAATACTGGTCCGGTGAGACTGTGCCTGCTGAAACATTGGCACACCCGATTGAGTGTAACCCTGCGGAGAACCCATTCAATGTACAATATGTGCGCCGCGGTGACTTGCCGTCGGGAGACAACCAGTTGTTTTACGATTTGGGCGTCACCCACGTTTGCACCGCTGGCCAATTAGCCGCCGGGAATGTGCTTGGCGACTTGTGGGTCACGTATGAAGTTGAGTTGAAGAAGCCGATTGTCGCCAGCAACGTCACGAGTGACGTGAATGCTTGGGCGGGCTATTCGACTACAGCCACGGCTGGCAACTTGCTCAACGGGCTCACAAAGACGTATGGCACTCTGTCCGCAAGTGGGACTGGCGCTCTCCTCACGTTCGCCGCTCCCTCTGGACTGTACCTTCTCACTGTCATCGCGACCGGTTCCGGACTGACTGGCAGTGTCGCCAATCCAACACTCACCAATGCCACACTCAGCAACTTCAATACCAGCCGATTGACCCCGACGGGTTTCACGTCCACAACTCTTGTCTACACATTTGGAGTAACTGTGCGTGCGTTGGACCCGGTCACCACGGTCACGTGCAACTTCAACACTTGGTCACTCGGAGGCACCGTGTCTAGTGTCTCCGTTAACATCACCGAGTGTGCCGACTAATTCTCGAAAAGGGGCGCTAAGTGCAGTTGACAACTGCCTCCCTCGTAGCGTGAAAGTGTCATGCCAATACTCCCCTGCAACATGGGGTGAGGCTAGAGCAGCCAAGGTGGCAACGCGTCTAAGTGAGCTGATGACTCCGCGTGCTAGACTTAAATATCTGTCCCTGGAAAGGAGTCTCTCGGTTTACCGGCGGTTCGGTCTGTGTGTTATCCCCGCAATGCACAGGTGTCAACCACGCCGGGGGCCTGGGGGTGCCAAGCTATGCACTACGATGAGACAATCGAGTGGCTCTCAGGGCGCCGTCTGCGCGGACGGTGTAGTTCGAAGGTCATGGCGGTGACCAGCAGCGCGTAGGCTGTAGCGCGTCTCCCTTGGGCAAGGAGCGACTAACCACACCGGTATTTCATCGATCATGCG